CTGTGCATCAAAGTCAAGTGCTGATGCAGCAAAAGTAGATGTTGCACCAGATAAAGTTGTACTAGCCTGTGCATCTACATCATCAAATGCTGCTGCAGTAAAACTAGCTGTAGCTGCTGGTATAGTTATATTAGCTTGAGCATCTATATCAGCTAGGGTAGCTATGTTAAACGAAGCTAGGGCGTTTACTAGTTCTGTTGTAGCTTGTGCATCTACATCACCAAAAGCATTTGCTGTAAAGGTAGCAGTAGCAGCAGGTAATATTGGTCCAGCTTGACCGTTAGATATTATAGTACCTGCTGCAAGCTGCGCTGATGTCGTAGCTAGATAGCCAAGAGCAGCAAGCGCAGATGCAGTAGATGAAAAAGCATTTTGTGAGAAACTAGTAAAACCTAGCATGTGTTACCTATGGTTTTGTGGGCCAAGTTACACTGTGTGGAAACCCGTCTTGGTCTGTGATGTTTAGCAAGTCAGTGCGATACTGTGACCAAGCGTTCTGCTGTTCTGTCGTCATATCTGCCCAACGCAGTGGATTAGATACGATTGGATCTACTTCTGTTGCCAAAATCATGTCACGGCGACTACGAACTTGCATTGCAGCTTCTGCGTCTAATTCTTCCTGTGTTGGTGGAACATACGCTTCAAAATCATTGCCAATCAAAGAACGTAAGTCGCTGTTGTTTATTGTTGGGTCAGTGTCAGAAGGGTCTAGCGTGTAAGGTAGCCACCCTAATGTTGGATGCAAGATGTCCACGTCAAACTTTGTGTTGTCGCTGTTTAAAGATTGCGCATTTCTTATTTCTGTAATTTCAGGCATTATGAAACCCTTATGCATAATAATACAGGCCGACGATAACTAGCGTTTCCTGTGTCAACGTATCTTTCACAAGTTTTCCATGTCCCACTTAAAGTTGCACTTGTATTAACAATTAAGGGGTCTGCATAACCTGTGTTACCGATTGACGTGTTTGTATAGTGACCAGCACTTATTATCGCAGAACCAGAATAAGAAGTCCCAGGCTCGATTGTAGAAGAGGAAGCTGCAAAAACACCAATAGTGTAAGAACCAACACCGTATGGCGTAGCAATCACACCTGTTGAACTATCAAAGTTATCATCACCACGAATTGTACTAGCCATATTATTCCACCGTTACGTTAGGGATGGGCTGTACTGCCTTTAGTTCATCGGGCGTTGTTGCTGCATCAATGTCTGCATGTGCTGGTGCATCACGTAGTGCCTGTTTCTGCGCTACGATTGCTGTAGTGTCTGCACCAGTTTCCTGTGCTTTCATAAACGCCGTGTCTAACTTGGCTAGTTCAGGCTCACGGGCTAAACGTATCTTGTCACGCCAGATGTCCTTTGCTGCGTCCATGTTGACACTGATGATGCCATCTTCAGGGTTAGCCCCTGCTGTCCATGCGTCACGAAACGTGCGTTCTGCTGGGATTGTGTAGTCTGCCGCATTATAGGATGTGGCCCCTATTTTAATAAATGTTGTCACTGTCTTTCCTTATTAATATTGCGTCTGGATCATCCTGTAACCACTGCAAAGTTCACGTAATCGGTGTCATAATAGCCGCCGTTTGGTTGCCAATACATACCAAAACGGTTGCTTGAAGTAGTGTAGTATCCAGCGTTCCAAATAGCAGTTCTGCTGCCATGTACAGAAGCGTCACCGCCAGCCTCTATGATAGCAGCATAGTTTGCATTAGACATATTATTGCTAAAGTTTACAGAGTAGTTTCCTGTACCGTTATCTGTAAGACTAGATACGTTTCCGCTATCTCTTTCTGCAACTGTTGTGTATCCGTCTAAATTCACCCAAGCCCTAGGGGGATAAAATCCCACACCACTTGTATCCTGTAACGCATCTACCTTTAGTGTACTCATGCTGCCATCTCCCATGCATTTCTAAACGTCCTGTCAGATGGCACCTGATCGACTGTGACAATTTTAAACATTGGACGGTTGTGTTGTTCTGCCCAGCATTTGCGTGGTAAGTCTTTCATAATGAGATATTCCAAGGCTTCTTGCTCAGTCAGTGGCCCTATGCGTGGGGCTGTGTACTGTGCTGCAAGTTTCTCTGGGTCATGCTCAAACTTATCGTGACGACCTTCTGCAATCGCTTGCTGTTCGTCGTCTTGTAGTTCCCAATAGACACTGATAGGGGGCAAGTTGCCCTCCATCGCTTCTTTCATCCAGCGGTCACTAGGTACTAACACTTTCGTGGGTTCATCTAGTCTTTCTGGGTCATCAAATATTACACGGTACTGGGTCATGCTTTATGCACCGTAAAGCTATTATATTTCCTGTCAGCCAAACCATAGCCACCCGTCTGGATGCTAATGCTGCTTGTTGACATTTGTGGGTCAGGACTAGAGACTTGACTTACGGGCCTGATGACAATGCCGTCCTCTGCTATACCAAAGTTAATCCCAATCGTACTTCCAGCCATTGTGTAACTGGTGTTCGAAAAGTTATTAGAGAAAGCACAGGTGTAGTATCCTGTGCCATTGTCAGTTAGGCTAGAGAAGTTCCCATCGTCATTGATAGCAACAGTACCTGTGCCGTTAAACACGATGTAAGCCCTAGCGGGCCATATCTTACCACCACCCGATGTCGCCTCAATAATATCGTTTACTTTAAGCGTACTCATTTATACCACCGTCCATGTTTCGCCTGAACCAACTGTTACAGTGACACCGCTGTTGACTGTGATTGGCCCTGCACTCATTGCGTTCTTACCATTTGTGATTGTGTAGTTAGTTGTAACAGTCTGTCCATTTTCCCAGAATATCTCATCTGAGCCACCACCTGTAGCACCTGCAGAAATGCCTGTCAAGCTAGAACCATCACCTGTGTAGCTAGTAGCTGATACTGTCCCTGATACAGTGACACCGCTACTGGTTGTGTATAACTTATAAGAACCATTATGGTACAGATATGTATTACCGCCAAAGTTGCCTTGGATTATCCAATTATTATTAACATCATCATACAAGCCAGCCCAGTACCCATTATCGTGCATGAACACAGCACGACCACCAATGCTGTAGCCTTCCCAGCTATTATGTGCGCCACCGTCGATCTGAACAGAGCCGTAGTCGCCAGAGACAGGCTGGAAGTAGCCGTTACCTGTGTCACCTAGACGTACACCTGTGGAGTTGACTGTGACCTCAGATTGACCACCTGCTATGATCGTAACCGTATCAGTGCCAAAAGTCACATTAGTGTTGGTGTCGCCCTGATGCCTAATCCCTGAGCCAGCTTCAATCCAACCATCTGCTCTAAAGTTGCCTGGCGTAAAAATGCCATTACCAAACTCACTTGCATTATTAAGACGCAGATAGCCATCGTTGTAGTCTGCACTCAAAGCTATTCTACCGTTGAACGCAACGCCACGGTTATCCTCTAGTGTGTTACCAGAGAAATTAAGGGCATCTCTGGCATAACTAGATAAAGTTATTACTCCACTTGCTGTTTGGTTGGCATCATTGCGTAAGAAGCTGCTGCCGTGAACGCCATCAACAGTGTCAGCATCTAGGCCACTACCAGAGCCATCATTGCCAGCGTGCCATAATCTGTGGTAAACGTTAGCCCCCATAGACCAGCCGCCAACAGCAAAGTCATTGATGTCGCCCTTTAAGCCAAAATATGCAGCATAATCGCCAGAAACATGAAACTGCATGAAAGCATCAGCACCAGAGGTATCTTGATATACTTCAAGAGCTGCTTGATCGCCAGTACCTGTTTCAAGAGTGTCGTTTGATTGAAAGCTTAAAGCGTTCCCACCTACACCTGTCCATATATAGCCTGTGTTCTTGGCTACATAGCTACCTAGACTACTAGCAGCCGCATAGTAGCTACCATGTTGTCCATCAAGCAAGTCAGCATCTAGGCCAGAGCTTGCACCGTCATTACCAGCATGCCAATACTTGCTTCCAGAGTTATCTACAGAGCCTTTCCATAAGTCTCCATCTGGCCCCATGTATGCAACAATGCCACTAGCACCATTACCAAACGCAACACCCGCTGTGCCATCATAATAGTTAAGGTAAGTAGCATATGAACCTTGGGCAGCATCTATATGAAGATTTCCATTTGTTACCCCAATGGAAGCACTGGCTGTATCTGAGTTATTGGCATTACCACCTATTTTAAGGTACCTGCTCCAATTTGTATTAGGGCCAAAGGTAATTACACCACTTGTGGTATCATTTGCATCACTACGTAAGAAGCTGCTTGCCTGAATACCGTCAACAGTATCTGCATCTAAGCCAGAACCAGAGCCGTCATTACCAGCATGCCAAACAGTGTAATCAGTTGCAGAAGCTCCAGTACGAAACTTTAATCCGTTAGCATTTGGCGCATTAATAATCACATGGTCATCAGCATCGTTTGATACACCAATAATAAGTTCGTTTGCTTCGCCAGAAGTACCTGTACCATAAGGGTGGAATTGGATAAAACCAAAATCACTTGTATGGTTAATATTCGTTCCATCTTTTTCAGACTCAAAGAAAATAGAACTAATACCTGAAGAGTTACCTTTTAAAACAATATTATCTGCACCAGAATGGTATTGTGATGCGGAGGTGTAAGTACCTCTGGTAGTAGAACCATTAATAGTCAACGCACCACCAATACTAAAGTCACCACTAGATGAGCTGTGGTTATGACTATTATCACTTACAGTTACACTCAGTGTAGCATTAGCAGAGCCATCCCAAGAGACAGAACCAGATGCGTCACCTGAGAGTGATAGTGTACGTGCTGTAGTCCACGTGTCTGCTTCTGGGTGATAATTAGTGTTGTATACACGTGCTCCAAGGACGTACAAATCTTTGTTAAAGTAAAAGTTAGGTCTGTCTGTATAGATATGCGCCCAAGTCGTGTTAGCAGGGCCAAACTCAATATAGCCACTTGTAGTAGTCAGCCGCATCCCAGTCAAAGTACCTACAGAAAGATTATCAATGTTGCTGATTGTGTGATTGTGGCTGTCATCTGCTACAGTAACACTCAGTGTAGCATTAGCACTACCGTCCCAGCTCACACTACCAGATGCGTCACCAGAGAGTGATAGAGTACGGGCAGTAGTCCATTTGTCTGCGTTAGGGTGGTAGCCATCGTGGAATACTTTGTAAGCATTAGTCCCATTATTTGGCGACCAAAAGAAACTATCAAAACTGTTACTTGTTGTGTTTGTTATAGTTAAGCCATTGCCGCTTTCTGCTACGGACACATCACCATCGCTTGCCCCAATACCAATGCGATAACCAATAAGATCACCATCTTGTAGAAATTTAACACTAGGGTGATCGCCCTCTGCATTGTTGTCTGTATCTGAACGAATGGTAAGTATTGCATCTCCAGAAGTACCAGCATCAATACTTACGTTGCCTGTAAAAGTATCACCTGAAACATTAGCAAACCTACTGTCTGCTTCTGTCTCTGTGTAGTAACGACCATCTAGGTTAGCAGAAGTTAAACCTGTAACGTGACCATACGTATCAAGAGTAACGTCTTGAATGACTGTGCCATTAGAGTTGTTCACAGACGCTTGGCTAGATGTGTCAGCGTGTGAAACAGCATCAGCACTAACAGTGATACCGCCACCAGCACCTACGTTAATAGTCCTATTAGCTGTGAAGTCTCCACCACCAGTAAGACCAGAACCTGCAGTAATAGTGCGAGAAGTAGTTGTTTTACCATCTAGTGCTGTTTGTAGTCCATCTACGTTAGAAATTACATGGTTATGACTATCATCTGCAACAACCATAGCACCGTAAGTGCCGCTTACGTCACCACTGAATGTAGTGCTTGTATTAAGGTAGTAGCTACCCTGCTGTCCATCTAGTAAGTCTGCGTCAAGGTTAGACCCTGCACCGTCTACTGTCTTGATAGCTGTAAGTATCTCTGATGCAGTCTGATCACCTGTAGCACCTGTCTCTATGCCAGATAGTTTAGTTTGTTCAGCATCAGTAAATGCGTTAGTATCAGAGTTACTTTCATAAGCTGTCTTAATCTCAGCAGCAGTCTGATCAGCAGTAGCACCTGCTTCGATGCCATCTAGCTTACTACCGTCTGTAGCTACATCACGTCCATCTACTGTACCTGTAACTGTGATGTTATTGAATGTAGGGCTTGCTGATGTGCTAATGTCTTGGTTAGTAGAAAATGTAGTACCAGTTAGGGTAAGACCTGTGCCAGCACTATATACGGCTGTCTCAGCAATAACTGTAAATGTAATGTTAGTGGTACCAAAAGTAATAACACCGCTAGTGTTCATCACATAAAGTTCACCAGCACCTGTGTCACCTTCTTTGACGAAGTATGCATCACCTTCACCAAGCGCATCTGGGTCTGATGCACCATAGCTGTCTGCGTCTGTGGCACGAGTAAGTACCCAGTTAGTAGAAGCTGAACCTGTGTTAGTTACAGTGTAGACACCGTTGTGTGCTGCGTTAGTTTGGTTATACACAAGTACACGATCACTAGTAGACAGCGTAACGCCATCAATAACTAGTGCAGCTTGTGTACCACTGTTTGTAAGTGTAGCACCTACGCCTGACGTACCATTGTCATACGTAGCAGTAAGTGCGCTGGGAGCCTCAACACGTACTGGTGTGTGGTAGTGAATACCTGCTGCAGCAATCGTGTCCACGTACTCTTTTGTCGCAGCTTGTAATGCCGAAGTGGGATCACCTGATAGGGTTACCGTACCTGTGGCTGTAATATCTGTTGCAGTAATGTCTGCAAACGTGACATCCTCACCTGCTACAGCAGCTTTGCTTGCAGGGTATGTCATAAATATATCTTTGTTACCACTGCTGAAGTTAACAGCAGAAGTACCATTTGAGCCAGCGTAGACAGTTGTACGTGTCAGGGTGTTACCTGTGTTCCACGTACCTACACCAACTTCCCATTCGTCTGTGCCTGAAGCGGTATGCACAATGGCATAAAAGGTTGTGTCACCATTTGACATGACACTTTGAAATGCGTCAAATGTCGCAGAGGTTCCTCCTAGAGATACATCACCTGTACCTGTAGTAGTCGTGATCTCTTTGACACGATCCTTAATAATTAATGCCATTGCTTATACCTTGGGTTTAACTAATTCTTATTACTGCGCTAGAAGAGTCATTAGTTGGGAACACAATAGTGAAATCACCAGATGTTGATGTCACTGTGCCGCCAAAGTCAAAGACTGCAATAGCTTTGTTGCTAACACTACTGTTGTAGATAATAGCACCATCAGCAGAAATAGTTAAGTTGCTAAATACTTCGTCTGCAAAGTCAACGTAAGCCACACCACCAGAAAGGCTAACAGTAGGGCTATCTAGTGCTTGACCACCTGCAGTGTAGTTAGTACCTGTAGCTTCATCTGAGTTACCTGTAACGTCAGAATAGTTTGTTGTAGCAGCACCATAGGTTCCTGTAGGTGTATCCTTAATCAAGGCAACCTTCAATGTGTGGTTGTCTAAATCATGCTCACCCTGCAGTAATTCCTGTTTAAAGCTGTTACACATTGCTGTAGTAATTGCCATGAGTATATCCTCTTTTTAAAGTACAATGGGGCCAGCATTGAGCCAGCCCCAAAGTTTACAGTTATCAAGCTAGGTTGTAACGTGCTGTTACAAGAGCTTCTGGACGCAGAATCTTACGACCGTATAGGTGCATACCACGAACGATGTCCGCAAATGAATCTGGGTCACGGTATGTTTCAGTTTTGTTGATCTGCTCGGCAGTTGCAACCGCTGAGTCATGACCAGCAACAATCACACCATAGTTGTCGTCTTGTGCTGTAGTACCTGTAGTACCTGCACCTGTACCGACTGATGGTAGGTTGTTTGAAACGTATACACGGAAACCATTCCAGTTGTTTAGAACTAGTCCGTTACGCAATCCACCTGAGTCACCGAAGTCAGCATTCAATAGACGTGAATCTTCGTCCATCAATACTTCCATCATCTCTGGTGAAATTACAATCCAACGACCCGCTTTGTCAACGCTTTGAACGTCCAACAAACGGCCCATACGTGCAACCAACATTGTTGGAGATACGTAAGCTGTTGGTAGTGCTGTTGCACCTGGAAGACGAGCACCGACAGGAATAGAGTCACCTGTTGTACCAGAAGATGGTGTAGTTGTGATGTTGCCAAAGTCTGACATATCCAACTTGTTAGCTGCTAGAAGTTCGTCTGAACCTGCAGATGAGTTTGCTTTAGTACCGTTAACAGTTGTGTTAACTGTATCTGCAACACCATGCAACGCTGACTGTGAGTAACCTGATAGGTAACCCAAAACTTCTTGGTCATGCTGGTCAGCCAAGCGATATGCCGCACGGTTGGTCGCAAGATCCATGAAGTTTACGTGTGAGTGCGCTTCTTCGATGTCGTCCATTTTGAAGGCGAAGTAGTTCGCTTTATCGACGACTAGAGAGAAATCGGTGTCTGTCAAATCCTGCGCAGCGACTGTTGTGCCACGAGCATATGCAGATACTGAGATTTCAGGTTCTTTAATGATTTTAACAGTGTCACCTTGGTTTGCGATTTCACCGAAATAATCAGAGTTAGTAATATCTCCAACAACAGTAGACTTGCGGAAAGCAAGCTGTACTTTTTTGGAATAAATTACGGGAGAAAAGTTCCCGTTTGGCAGGTTAGTGTAACCTGACGCTGATGCAAAAGCCATGATTAAATCCTCCATGATATTTGGCTTAACAAAGCTAAACACCTACAAAGAGGCTGTTCCTTTTCTAGGGTGCAGATGGATCACAGTTGCGCTACCGTATACCTACTGGGCCTATACTTAAACAGGTGGTTCTTTTTAGTTTTAGACTTTTTGATGAATTAGGTTGAGACAAAAGGTAGTCATAAAGAGGCTTTTGTCTCTGTGCCTATAGTTATACTGTTGATTAAAGTATTGTCAACAGGTTTT